GCATTTGACAGTAGTGTTCAATCGGGTGTTCACTATCTTACAAATAGTAACACTAGTATACAATACAAGTATACAGGAAGCGAATGGGTTAAGTCCTATGAAGGCGAATATCGAGCAGGCGACTGGAGTCTTGTTATCTAACGCAAGTGTTGGAGCCTTATTTTTAAGTAAATCTACTAGTAGATATATGTTTGTACTGCGTAACGGAGCGCGGTATAATAGCATGTGGGCTTTTGTTGGAGGCAAGGTTGAAAAAAATGAAACAGAATATGGCGCACTACAGCGTGAAATACAAGAAGAAATAGGATTTATGCCACTTGTTCTTAAAACTATTCCAGTAGAAAAATTTACTAACAGTAAAAATAATTTTACATATAGCACATACGTCTGTGTTGTAGAAGAAGAATTTATACCTAAACTAAACAATGAACACAAAGGGTATGCTTGGAGCAAACTAGATAGTTGGCCCAAACCACTGCATCCAGGAGTGTTTACAACATTTCAGATATCTGAAATTGTAACTAAGATTAAGACTATTGAGGAACTAATGTGTACTTGATGGCAATGAATTGAAATACAATTTGCCGTTGTCTATAGTCTCTCCACAACTCCAATCGCAGTAAATATATTTATCGCTTTATTTTGTATAGGCGCCTTTGATGTACTCTATACGAGCAGTGCTTACCGCGGCTGTGCCAGTTTCAATAAACAAACACAATTTCATACTAGAATCATTTGGTATACCTGCAGCGGTAAGATGAAAACTATCTACGTCTGCTAATCTTTCAGTCAAACCGAAAAAGAATTCTACACCATCATGGTCATTAAGATTAAATCTTGTTTTAACCCACCATGGTTTATTTGCAACACAAGTATATTTTGCTGGTGCTGTTGATATTGCAGTTTGGTGTCCGCTAGTGCCGCCTGTGGCTAATGTAAATCCGCCATCCAACAAATCTGTTCCTGTAGCAGCCGTTAAGGTTCCTGAATTATCTGTATCCTGTTCCCAAATGTGCGTATCTGTACCTATATTTCCAAAAATGGCTTCATGCATAGCAGTATGATTATCAAGAACATGAACACCTATACGTTCTTGGAATCCAGGAACAAAAGGAGGAGCACTAAAAACTGCTTCTCCAAAGCCAGATCGTAAACTACCTGTACCTGTAATAGTGTAGTCGCCTGTAATACTTTTTGTTTGACTCATTATAGTAATCCTTAACTTGTATTATTTATCATCCCATTGAACTCCGCCAATGTGATTGTTTCAAAGTTTTCAAATTTCAAAAATTTGTCATCTGTAAAGTTATCCAAAGGATTTACATGCATAAAACGTTTGGTTGGATACTTCTGTATTATACCTATAATTTGATCTACCCAGTTACCAAAATATATAGGACTGTCACCTTTGTGTTTGTAGTTTTTTGTACCTGCGTATATGTTATTAATAGTGTTGTTAATGCCTTTGAGATCCATACCTATAAGAAAAAAATAATTAGCACAGGTATCTGATGCAAGTCCTAGTGCAGCAGGTCCACTGCTCATTCCTGCATATTCTTTGGGTAATATATTTGCGCCACTATTGTTTATTTTCCATTGTTCACGAACATAGTGTATATTGCGACTACTATATCCTGTATTTTGTATTTCGTGCGCCATTCCTTTATCTGTGCTTACTAACACTGTTGGCGCAAACTCCTCATATATTCTATTACATCCATACACAGTTCCACAGTCAAGCAGACCCTTACAGTCTACTTGTAAACGTGTTACGCCATTACCCAATATAAATGCAAATTCAATCATGTCAATAAAAAAAGGTTACAGTTTATTATAACTGTAACCCTTAGATTAGTCAAGTGTAGATTAACTTGCTTGTTTATCTATCACAAAGTCACTTGTTGTTGATGCAACAGTTACAACACCACCTGATGTGTATGCGGTGTGACCACTACTATCTTCCCCAGTTAACTGGAATGTGTTAGTGGCTGTGCCAGCAACAGTAAATGTCCCGTTATTGACTTCTACCATGCCAACTACTTTAGTAATTGAAACTTTTGTTCCGTTTGGTAAAGCATGACCATTACTAGTTACAACCGCTGGGTTGGCTGACGAAATACCAGTAATAACTTTTTCAATCGCAGTTGAAAGACCGTCACTATCACGTTGCCATGTACCTACACTATCTCCTTCAACTTGAATTGTGCGGTTCATTAGTTTAGTAATTTGCTTTTCTACACCATCTCCATCGACGGCATTGATAACCATTTCACCAGCGGCTAAACTACCAACATCTTTGTTTACAAGTGTAAGTATTTCAGTTTTAGAACCATCAGTCACGTTAAACTTAGTTGATGATCTTTGACTAATAATATGACCTTCAGTGATTATTTCTGAGCCTGCGGCAAATCTCATTGCTGTAACTTGAATTTTTCCGGCACCGTCACCGATGTGCTTTTTATTAATTGGACGTCCCATTTTGTTTCTCCTAATGCGGGTTCTAGCCCACTACGCGGTTGGTATACCGCGTAAATCAGACTTTGCTGATACTGTATTTAACAAAAAACAGGGACCTAAGTCCCTGTTTCTGTATTCCTATTCTATAAGTTAGACTTATGAGAATGAGATGTTTGACATTGCAACTTCACCAACGTAGTCACCTGCGTTACCTAGTGAACTTGCTGTGTTTGAAAGCTCAACGTAGCCATAACGTGTCATGAATGATACGACTGGCTCGAATGTGCCTGGATCAAGCACTGTGCCACTTGACATTAGCGGAACGTATGGGCAATAGAATGCTGCCGCATCTGTTTCACTTGAGCCTTTGTAGCCAACAAGTACCGCTGTATCGTCTGCTGCATATGAATCAACATATACACGCATTGCACCGTTAAGTGTACCTACAAACTTAGTGTTTGTTGGTGCCTCAAATGTGCCTTCTGTTGTACGAGCAAACGCACTAGTTGATGCACTCTGAAGTACTGTTAGTGCCTCAGGTGATACAACTGCATAGTTACCTGCACCGCGACGTGTGCGCTGTGCAATTTTGTTTGCTGTACGGTTGATTAGAACTGCAAGTGCTGCATGCTCGTCACCAACGTATGTTGCTGTACCAGAAACTGCTGCTTGGTTGAATGTTTCTTCAGTAGCGGCTAGTGAACGTAATGACGCTAGTACTTCCTGATCAATTTCTGCAGTGATTTCTTGTGCAAGTGCTGCCATGATTTCAGCTTCGACATCAATGCCATGCATTGACTGTGCGTCTTGAGCTGCTTCAAATGTCCAGCGTGCCTGTAGCTTACGAGTTTTTGCTTCAACACTCTGCTTTAGGATCTGGATTGACAATGCACGACCGCCACTACCTTCTTTTGCTGCTGTGCTGTCTGCTTTACCTGTTGTAAGTGAACCAGAATATGCGTTAGCAATTTTGAATGGTGATAGTGCTTCGTCACCTGCTGTTGTGTCTGTGTTAGTTGCTGATGTGTCGTTTGTTGTTTCAGCATAACGTACACGAAGTGTATGAATCTGACCAACTGGACCTTGCATTGGCTGAACACCAACGATTTCGTTAGCAATAACTGTAGGCATTACACGACGGATAACTGGTAGGATAACACGGTTTAGTGTTGCTACGTTACCTGCTGCTGATGCGCCTGCTGTTGCTGCCTCTTTCAAGTATTTGCGAGTGTTTTCTAAAACAACACTCATGCTGTTACGGCGATTACCTTCTAGACCTTCAAGAAGTGCATCTTTGGTATCGTCCCAACGGCTCTCTAGTAGTACGTCTGACATTTAAGTCTCCTCTGTTGTACTTTATTTTAAGCCAGCAAGTTTGCGGATATCAACGATGTTATCGTTTCCTTCTTCAACCTGGACTGTTTTTTGTTCTTTATTACCTGTCACTTCTGTGCGGCTTTCAACAATAGTCTCTTTTTTAGATTCTTTAATTGTTGATTTACCGTCCAGTACTGCTGGCAAGTAACGGTCGAAAGCAGTCTGCAACTTTGCAGTCTGTACGCTTTCTAGTAGGTCAGTCATAATCGCTGCCTTATCTTTGTTGAGTGGCTTAAGAAGTGTGCTTAGTGTTTCTTTACGCTCTACACCCTCATTAATTAAAGCAATTTCTTGCTCCTTGCTCTCAACGATCTTAGATTTTTCTTCAAGACTTTCATTGATTTGTGCAACTTCTTCAGTAGCCGCTTGGACTGC